GAGCACTGTTGGTATACATCGCTAACTTAAACGTATTTCCTGTCGAATTTGTAAAGTCATGCGTAGCCGTCATCAATTCTTTTTTGAAACTGGTACACATAAAATTTCCACTAAAAGCCATCATAACCTCCTGAGTGCTTCTGCTAGTTTAGGTTGTCCTGCGTCACACAATAAATTGTAAACATTCGTTCTATCACTTTTTATCGCTTCTTTCAAATAAAAGGTAATTAGAACCAACATTTGCTCTTTGTAAGCAAGTGCTTGTGCTTTTATTACCTCTGGCGCGGAATCAGAAACCGAAATAATATGACGAACACAACGCTCGGCAATTTCTTCGGGAGTCGATCCCCGATTTTTCGTAGTTTGAACCGTAATACCAAAATCAGTCGGCATGTTTGCACTATCAGTCCACATTATGTTTTCTGCCTCACTACAAGTCCTGTACGGTAAGCATCTGTTACCTCTTTAGCCTCTCCAAACATTTTCAACGCCGTTAACCCTTCAACAAACTTTTTGTCATATTGCTGCATCAAATCGTTTTCGCCTTTCATGTAAGTATAACATTCGATCAAAGATCCATAAAGCAACGCCACTTCTGCGTTCTCACTAAGCCATGTTGTTCCCGAATCGCTACCGGCTGTAAGGCTTGCAGGGCGATAATAATAATGAAGCTCCGATTCAAAAGAAGTGCTGGCGGTGGGTGCTAAAATAAAATTTTCTACGTCAAATAAAGCATAATACTTTGGCACACCTGTTGTCGCGGGGTTTGGGTTAACTGATTGCAAATAATTTACATCTTTAAATTCAAGAAATATTTTTTCACTGCTGCTCGTTATTGCAAAAGAATAGGGCGCAAGAAAATCAGTAGGAAGGTTCAAATACAAGCTGTTAGATGCAATCGTGCCTGTAACATTTTTCCTAAATAACGTAAGCTGTACATTTTTAAGAATTCTTTCCTCGGCCTGACGAATAAAAATAGGCAAGTTTGTCACAAAACTTGTTTCTTCGTTTTCAGTGTAGTCTTGTAAAGCCGTTTTTAATTGTGCAAAAGTAAAACTCATGTGGTCACCGTTACCTCTCCAACCAGACCAATTCCATGAAGAGGTCTTGGCGTTAAGTCATGCACATTCACGACCCCAACATAAACATTCATCGGCTCTTTACGGTCTGGTCGCGCATCTCTCAAAGCTTGTGGATCAACGTCTGACCGAAAAGGACCCAACTGAGGTTGTTTAGGTTCATATTCATCTCGGCCAACCAACATGCCATTCCATTCTTTTCGCATATCTCTATATCGATATCGAAAACCAGATCGATCTGATATGGCATAGGCATGTTTTCCTGAAGCGTATTTGGCCATTTTAAGTCCGGAAGTACATGTAATTTGGTGTTATGTTAAAAGAAGCCCGATCTCTATCTTCATTTGCTGCTCGGTCAAACTCTTCTTCGTATATAGTTTTCAAAAGTTGCGTTTTCTGCGGCGCACGTTTAACTGAAAGATAGTAAGCCAACCCTGCTGCTAAACAAGGGAAAAACCGAAAAGGCATATCAACAGTATTTGTGTATGCTCCCGCATCTTCGATTCGGGTCAATGCATCATATACTACAACATCGGTGCTATTCTCTGGTGTAGGCCAGAGCTTCAACACAGGTGTGATTTGACGATCAAGAAAAAATTGGTTGGGTCTTGCTTGCGTGGTTTTGTTAGGAATATTCAAAAACTCACTTCTGCTCAGTCTCTCCGCAGAAATGTCTGTGTTATCCCTTCTCACGACTACAGAAAGTATATCTATGACATCTGTGCCAAGACTGTATTCTGCCGTGCCCGCCGTCGTGGTTTGTGTGCGTTGAGCAATAGTCCACTGATTTAAACCACGGTTTGCCCAGTCAGCAAATAAAATATTCAACGAACGTCTAGCTGATTTAAGGTCGTAACCCGTTCTTGCCTCTAAACCGCAACGCTCAAAAGCTTCTTCGATGTAGTCATTTACATCGAGTTCAAAAGTAGTTGTTCCTGAAGTTGCCATAGTGTCATCCCATCAATCTTCTTCATTATCGTTGTATAAGTTGTCAAATACAATGGATGGGTCCATATAGCTTTCATGACCCTCGGCGGAATGGATAGTTTGACTAGGTCTGAAATCAGGTGCTCCTTCGCCCGTGGCCCAAAGAGCAGGACTTGTTGCTCTAACCCTATTATTTGGCAGGGCAACAATATTTCCGTACCAATTTCCAGGCTCTGTGATATACATTACATGACTTTGTTTATGTTGAGCAGGATCGTCTGCAATGTCGTTGTCCGTGTAATCAACGGTAAACATATATCGTGACGAATAAAATTCATGATTTATTTTCGCAATCCAAGGACTGCTGCTCACACGGTCCATCACAACGACGGTATGTTCTCGTGATTCGCAATCCCACGGCTGTGCAAGGTGGTCTATCATTCTTTCCGGCCACTCATCCATTACAATATCGGCAACAAGTGCCTGTATGGGCATTCTAGCCCACATCGCCCCACCGTGTATGTTTGGTTCATCGTCATCCGGATCGATTTCGCAACCGGTGAAAACAACCTGAAAACTTAAACTTCTATCGGGTATCGTGTTAACCGCTATGGCCATTGCATGAAGATAATCTCCATGATGCCGCATATGGTTGCATGTAAACTCTCTTCGGACCCAACAATTAAAATGAGGTATATTGCTTATCAAATACGCCATTTTATGCTTTGGTCACTTTATACCCTTTTCCTTTTAAAAAGCTACGCGCTTGAGCTACAGTCATTCCGTTGGCTCCGCCTTTTGCGCCGTTTTTTGACTTCTTTACGGCACCGCCTTTTCGCATTCCTTTCGGAGAAGCTGCACCGCCTCTTCTCATCATCTTTGGTTTCATTCCAGCCATTTCAAACCTCACACTTTTGATACTGAACCTTTAGTTCTCTTCCTTCGATTCGGCATAATCGCACCACAACCCCTTGCAACTAAACCACCTTCTTTCATACCACGAACTTTGGCTGCTTTTGTGTTCGCAACCACAGTTTTTTTTGACTTTTTCTTTTTACGCGCCGTTGCCGCTCGTTCCGCTTTTGTAAGAGAATTTGCTTTTGCTCTTGGCAAACACCTATCGGGGTTTTTTGTATCTTTTGAAGTGCCGCAGGGTCCTAAAATAGAACCATCGGTGCCAATACGAACCCACTCTTGGTCTCTCCATTTCTTTAACTCGCCCATTCAACGACCCTTACGTTTACCGCCTTTCGCTTTTTTACCGTAGTTTGGATCTTTGCAATATTTAGAAGCCGCCATATTTGCATAAGCAGAGGGGTATGTATCAAAAGTTCTTTTTGCCCATGCTTTACCTTCCGGACAAATTTTACTACCTTTTGATTTGGACGAAACTTTTCCACCTTTCCGAAAATAGGTTATTTTCGGAGCTTTCGGCTTGGGTCCTATTTTAACGGTCCTTGCCATCAGGCATGAAAGGCCGTAATAGTGGTAAATGTAGCTACAGTGTATTGTATGTACACGCCGTCGGTAAAAATAATTCCTTCTTCCGGTATGTTAACATCTCGTGTCACGGTAGCACTAGCCACGGTCCCTACTTTCATTGCAGATGTTCCTGTTGGTGACGTTGTCAAAAAATCCAGTGTTCCTGCTGTTCCTGAATTTACTATAAAAGCACCTTTCAAACGGGTTCTTCCTGCAAAAATAACATCAGCCGCGTCCGCAGCCATACCAATAGACACATTCGCCGCCGGTTGTGCCGAAGCCGCAGCAGCCGTTATCGTCTTAAAAAATTTTGTACCAGCATGAGCCGTAGCCGAACCAGTCAAAGTTATCACTTCTGTTTGGGTATCGCCATTTACGTCAGTGCCAGTCAAAGTAACTGTTTTACCGTTATCGCCTGTACCAGCGGTAGTGCAAGTGATAATTCGACCTGCCGCAAAAGTGGCTACTCCGCCGTCTGTGTCTGTACCATCTATAGTAAAATCGGTATTGGGACGAGCAGCGGCGGCTACAGAAGCAGCGTCCACTGCGTTTGTGTCAGCAGTAATAAAAACTGCTTTTACGTCTGAACCTGCCATCGTTTATTCCTCTATTTCACCACGTAAAATCATAGCTTTACGAGCGGCACTGCCAACCGGCGGTAGGTCTTTCGCGCCGGTTGTCTTCGCTGTTTTAGTTTTTGGCTTAGTGGTTTTCTTAGCCTTGCTAGATTTCTCAGCCATAACTAATTACCTCAACGATTTTGTGCTGCAAATAAGTAATCGATAGTCATTGACTTCGTTCCGGTGGTAGAACCAGATAGTTCCATAGCTCCGATTGTCAAATTTTCATCGTCTGGAATATTATCCGTATGCGTTGCCACCAAATTCCGATTTACAAAAAACTCCACTGAACCAGTGCCTTTGACATGAAATCCAAGAGTTACATAAGTTCCACTGGCAATGTCTACACCAGAATCGGTTGTGGTCGCAGTCCCGTCTTTTTCGGTTACACAATCAATATTGCTGTCACCATCGTCTATCTGAAAAACAATTCTATCGGCTGCGGTCAGCATAGCCTCTGGATTAGTGGCAAAATTTACAGTTAGACCAACACAAACGTCCATCGCATCGCCTTCTGCGTCTGTGATAAACAATTTGGTTTCAAACCAAATATCGCGTGAAGAGGATACAGCGTATATTTCGTTGCCTTGGAGAGAAGCACCATCATTATCGGTCGTAGCTTGTGAAGTCAAAACAACGGTGCCGTTAAGAAGGTCTGCGCCTATAGCAGCAGTCGCGCTTGAATCTTTAATTAAAGTCCAGTCGTTGGTCGTATCTAAAGTTACGCCTGTAAAATCGTCCATATAGACGAGATAGTCTGGATTTTTGTCGATAGGCAGGTTTTCAAACCACTTACGGTTTCCGTCCTTACCTGCAAAAAGAATAGGTCCGGTAAAATGAACAGCCATGATAATCTCCTGTCTTGGCTTTAGTCGGCCTCCCATTGAGGCCGTCAGGAAATCCCACTATAACCTAAAATAAAAAAGGCGGCAATAGCCGCCTTTTTCACATAAGAGCTAGTTAAGCTCCAGGTGTACCGATTACGGATCTCCAATCGGACACGCCGAACGAATAACGCTCACGGGCCTTGAAACGCATGTTACCGGTATCAAAGTCTCCTTCCATTGCCGTTTTGATCGGCGCACGGTTAAAGTATTTGAAACCATTTGGCGCATCAGTCTTGATAAAGAATGCATCAGTATCGGTAAGGAAGTGATTAACAACCGCACCGTCTGGTAGCATACCCATCGCCTTCGTAGCGTTGATGTCATTATCCGCAGTTCCAGGTCGCAGATTAGAATTAATAATTCTCTCTGCAATAAACTGGAGTTCTTTTGGAATTATCAACTTCATGCCACGAACAGCAATTTTCAGACCACGCTCATCGGTAAACCCAGCAATGTCTATCAACATTTGCTCAAGCGAGGTCTCATTGAGATCCGCTGCAACTGCTAAAACATTAGTTTGGTTACCCGATAAAGATGGGTGAGAAGCCGAGCATAAAGCTGCGCCATCACCCAAAGCAAACCCATTACTGGTAGAGAAGGCATTATTTAAAATAGCCGCCGCTTTAATTTGCTTTGTGGTTGCCATTGATCGTGCCAAGGCTTTTGTGTAACGTGAAGCAAGACGGTCGTAGAGATTATCTTCTATCGCTTCCTCTGTAATTGAGAAAGCAAGAGCAATAGTCTCGTGAGTGTATCTTGCAGTGTAGGTTTCCTGTGCGTCGTCAAAACTTATCGTACCACCTTCACTTTTGACTGGTGCAGTTGCGAAACCACCCAACATCACTTCTTCTTCAAAGGCTCGGTCAGATGCCTCCTCTTCAAAGATTTCAGCATGTTCATTTTCGTAGCGATCATACTCTAAGCCGAACAGCGCATTGAGACCTGGTTCTAGCTCTTTCGCTAATTGCGATCTTGAAATAGCCATTAGTCAGCCTCCTTAAATGCCCGTCGATGTCGCAGTGGTCTGCGAATCGAAACGGCTTGTTGGTGCATTGAAATGAGCATTTAGTCGAACCAAAAGAGGTATACCCGCAGCAGCAAAATCGCTGTTTGCTTCTTCATCGGCAATGCCAATGATTCTTAAAGGTAATGTCGCAGTGGTTGCAATCGTGCTCACGCCCAGTGCAGAATTTGAAACACCTGTATTGTCACTTCCAGTCCGTGCAGATGTTCCTAAAGATGCGTTTGCAAAAACTGCTGTCAAAGCAGTTGCACGATCCGTCAAAGACGCATCACTAGCAACTTTAAAAATCTGCATGGGGTTGTCCGCTACAAACGCTTTCACAGGAAAATTTGTGTCAACGCTTACAGAGTTGGCCCCAGGCCAGTAGTTAATAAAAACAGGCTTTTTCTGCGTTGAATCTTGGTATTCAACACCCATCAGAACACCCAACGCCTGAGTCGTTCCGCCGTCTGTAGCACCCGCATACGCAATTACTCCTGCGCTTGTGGGGACACAGATGCCAAACTGATAGATAGCGTTGGTATTGTTAGATGCGATCTCATACTGAGTTACCCCAGTTGAGTTAACGCCACTTCCAACTATTCCAACAGGACGAAGACCAAAGGCAGTGTTACTATTAGCCATGTTACTTCCTCCTAAAAATAACGGTCATCACTTACGTGGACCGCCAAAAGTTACACGAGATTGACGATCCGGTCTTGCAATCGTCATGGTTGAATGTGCATTCTCCCGCAACATGTCAGAATCGACAGCTTCCATTTGATCCGCATTTTTTCCAGCAAAGTATGCGTTTCTCTCTTCAATTGTCTCTAACGGCATTCGTGCGAGAAGCAGCCCACCTACTCCAAACACACCTTCATATCGACCTGATTCAACAACAGGGGCCTCAAATTCAGGATATTCGTCTTTACGAACTAACTCCCAGCCCTCCCTTATTCTTGCACTGACGTTCTTGGTATCGCTAAACCCTCGGACCTCATCTCGGATCCAACGGTGTTTATACCCGTCAGGCGCAGGTGGCGCGTCTAACATAGATGGTGGACTCCAAGGCTTACGCATAGCCTTTTTGTTCCTAGTTTGGTTTGCGCGAGAAGTTCGTTTGATGGGCGCATCCATAGTTTCTTCACTCATAATCTTACTCCTTCACGTATTTCGCGTATTCTTCAAGCGGCACACCCAATTTTTTCGCTATCGCAATTTGGCTAGGGGTGAGTCTAACCTGTCTTTTCCCACTGCGCCCAGTTGTTTGTCTACTAGCAGAAGCAACCGTCTGAGCGGGTCGGCGGCTTTGCTTTTCAAATTTGTGCGGGAATTCGTCAGAAATTCTCCGATCAAGCTCATTGTAATAGTCATCTGACTGCGGGTCAAATCCTTCTTCCTCAACTAATCTTTTGTGTATTCCAAAAGCTGCATAAGTCATAGCTTCGTCCTGACCAAACCAATCATTTTTCACGGCCCATTGCTCGGCTTTGGGATCAGGTCTTTTTGGCTCTGGCTGTTGCTGGGGCATCGGCTGATTGACTTGCGCTTGCTGCTGCGCTTCAAATTGTTTCTGATATCGCTCTTGTTGAATCTTGGCCTGTTGTGCGCGATCATTCTGTATGGCTAATTCAGTTAATTGTTGCTGTGCCTCAACAGCCGCCTTAGTGTCACCGACTTCCATAGCTCTAGCCATCGCATCCTGCGCTTGTTTCGTCTGTGTAGTAACCCGACTGCTAAACTCGTTGACATAATTGGTATCAAGGTTGTTCATGCGAGTCTTTAACTGCTCCGATTCCGCTTGCACTTGTTTTGCATAATTTACGGCCTCGGCCTCTCGTCTTTCAGCCTCTCGCATTTTTTTCGTCAACCGGTTGATTCGTTTTTGTGTTGCAGAATCAGCCTTTTCAAATTGATCTTCTGTAGTCGCCTCCACAACTTCTTCTTCGTTTTTTGACTCGACTTCAACTACTGTTTCCGTATCGTCTAGTTCTAACTCTACCTGATTCGCTGTTTCAATATTCATTTGTCACCTTGCCCGTAATTAAGATCGTCAACATAATAATTCAATGTAAGTTCTTCACCTTTACAAATCTTGACTGTTGTATATACATGGTAAGTCCGGTAGTCGTCCCAATCGAACTCCAACGACAAT